TCATCCAGTGACATCGACTCATCAAACGTCAATGGCTACCATGATGCAATGGGCTGAAGTGAAACGTCGTAAGGCATATTTACAAGTAAATCCTGATAAGAATATAATGTGGAAAGGTTTACTAGATTCCATAAGTGATAAACCTAAAATTGGTATCGCATGGACTGGAGGAAGATTAGGAAGCGATGGGTGGCGAACTAGAGCGTTAAGTCTAAGAGATTTGTCTCCTTTATTTAACTTAGACTGCTCATTTGTTTCTCTCCAATATCGTGATGACATATCCGACACTAATGAGTTCCACAAACAAACTGGTACAAAAATTCATCGCTTTCCTTTTGGCGCACAAAGTAAAAATTTAGAAGACGTAGCCGCCTTAGTACAAAACCTAGACGCTGTTGTATGCGTACCAACGACCGTATATCATCTAGCGGGAGCTTTGAACACAAAAGCGTTTGTAATCGTTCATTCTACCCCACATTGGCACGAAGGTCTAAAAGGTGATAGTCCATACTGGGAAAGCGTAGAGTTCATTAGAAGGAAAGAAATGGGCGTTAAAAAGGCAGTTCAAGTAACAGTTAATAAATTAGAGGCATTTTTAAAGGAGAAATCATGCGAATCTACATCGGAATCGACCCTCGACAACCAGTTGCATACAACGTCTTACAATGGTCAATCACAAGAAGAGCGAGCAAGCCTGTAAGCATAATTCCATTAGTTTTATTTCAGTTACCAATAAAAAGAGTTGGACTAACAGATTTTACATTTAGTCGTTATTTAGCTCCAGCGTTATGCGGTTATCAAGGTGTATCAGTATTTATGGACGCTGATATGTTAGTGCTTGATGATATACACAAGCTAAAAGAATTTGTAAAAGATGACTGTGCTGTTTCTGTTAGAAAAAGTATTCATAAATTTGAATGGGCTTCTCTCATGGTTTTTAATAATAGTTTATGTAAAAAGCTAACGGCAGATTATATAAACGATGAGTCAAACACTCCGCAGAATTTTGAGTGGGCTGATTCGATAAATGATATACCGCAAAAATTTAATTATTGTGTTGGCTATGATGAAATGACTGAGCCAGCTTCAATTGTTCATTACACCGCTGGTATTCCACATTTTCCTGAGACTAGGCATTGTGAATATGCAAAAGAATGGTGGGATGAATATGAATCAATGATAGGCAATGTAAGTTGGTTAGAAATGTTGGGGGATTCTGTTCACGCAGAAATGGTGCTAAATAATATTAATAAACGGATAGATAAATGGCAATCGCGAACTACTCAGAGCTAAAAAGCGCAATATCAGATTGGACAGCTAGGTCAGACTTTACAACCTCAAACTTAAATCAATTTATTGATCTGGCTGAAAGATATTTAAAACGTGTGCCTGTGCCTGTTGAGGCTCCAGAAATAGGAGGCATACGTGGTAATATTCAAAGACAGACTGGTACTTTGACGGCTGGTACTGCAACATTAGCTTTACCAACAGATTTTCAAGAAATATATAGATTTACTTTAACTGGAGATGCTTTTAGCACTCTAAGATTTCTAGCACCAAATCAACTAAGTTTAAATCATCGCAGTGGTAGTGGGAAACCAGCATTTTTTACTATCAGTGACGTAATTGAATTTGAGGTAGCACCTGATTCTAATTACGCCTATGAATTATCTTATTACCCAATGGTAACAGGGTTATCAGATTCTAACACTACTAATTGGATCATAGATACTTATCCTGATGCTTACTTAACGGCAAGTCTCTATCACGCTTATAGATTTTTACAAGATTTTCAATCAGCACAAACGTATCTTGAGCAATATAAACAGGTGGTGTGGTCAGCATCAGAGACTTATCTTATAGCTCGAACTAGCCAAGGTACTGTTGGTATTAAGACAGACAGTGCAAATCCATAATGGCTATACAAACAATTAACTTTGGTAATTTCGAGCCAGACTTACCTGACATATTTACGCAAGGTACTTCCATGGCTCTAAACGTCATACCGCATCAGAACTGTTATCTTCCTTTCAAAAGTATCAGTACAGATACAGATGCCCTGACAGCATTTTGTAGAGGCGCGGTGGCGTATTCAGATGGAGAGGGTAATACAGAAGTTTTTGCTGGAGATGAGACTAAACTTTATCGTCTTGCGGGCACTACTTTTTCTAGTGTCGGAGGATCAACTTACTCTTCTGGTGATGAATCTTATTGGGAGTTTGCAAAGTTTGGGCAACAAGTTGTAGCAACTAATTTTGATAATAATATTCAAATACGAAGTTTTGGAGCTAGTGGTAGTTTTGCAGATCTAGGTGGTTCTCCTCCAAAAGCAAAAACACTTTGCATTAGCCGAGGGTTTTTAGTTTTAGGAAATGTCAATGACGGCACTCATCGACCAAACAGAATTCAATGGTCAGGTCTTGAAAATATAACTAGTTGGGGTTCTAACCCTGACACTCAATCAGACTTTCAAGATTTACAAGGTGATGGCGGTAAAGTGCAAATGGTTATGGGTGGCGATACTGTCATTATATTTCAGGAGCGTGCAATCTGGGAGATGGAATATATAGGTAGTCCTTTAGTTTGGAGACTGACTAATACAATAGTCAACATGGGAACTCCAGCCGCAAGAAGCGTGGTGCGTTATGGAGATAGTTGTTTTTTCTATTCCCAAGACGGATTTATGAGATACGACTTAGGCGGGAGGATAACTCGTATAGGGGACAAAAAAGTAGATTTGTTTTTTGCCGCACGAGAACAAACAACCAGACGTTTTAGGATGACCAGCGAAGTTGATGTACCAAATGCTAAAGTAGTTTGGAGTTATTGTACAGGCGAAGGCGATCCGACTGAATTAATAATTTATGATATAAAAACGGATAGCTGGAGTTTTGTACAAATAGATCATCAAATTATTTACTTTGGAAGGTCACAAGGTTTTACATTAGAAGGTTTAGATTCTATAAATACTTCTCTCGATGCGCTACCAGCAAGTTTAGATGCGGATCTGTATAAAGGTGGTCAGCTTGCACTTTTTGTTTTTGACACTAATAACAAATCTGGAACCTTTAACGGTTCAGCTTTGACAGCTAGAATAGAAACTGGAGAGGTTGCAACCGAAGATATGGAGTTGCTATTTTGTGACCGGGTAAGACCTCTAGTTACAGGTGCAACAGCTACCAATACAGTATTTTTAGCTACAAGAGATAATTTAAATTCAGACTTTACTTATTCTTCTGGTCAAACAGTTAATTCTATTGGTGAACATAATTTTAGAAAGACTGCAAGGTATATGAGATTTCGTGTTGACATTGCCGGAGGTTTTGATGAAGCAATTGGTGTAAGAGCTAATTTAGATTCCAGAGGTCGTAGGTAATGATAAGCCCTGATAGAAGAAGAGAAATCAAAACAAGGGCGCAAGCTCTGAAAAATTTTGATCCTCAAAAAGAAGCACGATTAAGGCTTTTTGCTAATCAAAATATACCCGGAGCGACTTACGGATTTGCAAATGTTCCTTTAATGGATTCAATAACTGCAAATCAATTTGATGCAAAAAGTTTGCCGTATCAAGATATTTTAGATGGAGTAAATTTAAAAGGGATAGGTTTAAAAAACTTTTCAGTTCACGACGGTAATATTGTCGATAAAGTTTTTGATGCAAGGCTAAAAGCATTAAATAACGATAAGTCTGCTGGTGAGCTAGCAGTTATTAGACACATGAAAGACTGGGGTCTAACTAACAATCAAGCACTGGTAACGTTTTTAGAAACTGGTATTTTACAACCCGGTGTAACAAAAGACACTTTGCTTGAAGCGTATGATTATGGCTTACGCCAAGATGCTAAACACATGCAAACGAAACCAAAAGGTTTTTTTAAAAGTTTGCTTAAAGGTAATATTGGTGCAATTGCTGGACTTGCGTTAGCACCTTTTACCGGAGGCGCAAGTATACCCGCTGGTGTTGGAGCGCAAAATTTAATTGAAGGCGAAAACAATCCATTTAATGTCTTTGGTTTAGAAGCCGCCATAGCATCTGATATAATTCAATCTGGAAAAAAAGGATTGAGCCGAGGCAAGGGATCAACCGATTCATCTTTTCTAGACAATGTTGGAAGTCTAACAAATATAACTGCGCCAAAAGGATCGGCTTTATACAATGCACAAATAGCCGCTAATGAAAGTTCTGTGCCTACACGAAGAGTATATACTCCGCCAACATATCCAATAAATACAATACAAAATGCTTTAAGTAATGCTTCTGTGCAACCAGAATCAGAGTCGGTTATAAGAGATTTAAACGTTTTATTTTCTGACCCTGTTTATCGTCGGGCAGTTACTTCTATGCCTGGAGATCCGGGAGGACAAGCACCAGCTTTAGAAAATATAACTAGATTATTTCAGTTTCCGGGAATGAGGGATTCAGAGTTAGGTGAGGACATTGTTAAAAGAGCTTTGTATTTTGGGGAGTTAGTAAATCCTTATTTAAAAGCTGGGGGAACACCGGGATCTGTTGCAGAAGCTATGGGCAATCAAAATGAAGGAAACGAAAGAAAGTTAAAAGATTTACTCAATCCTTTAACATCATTACTGATGCCTAATCCATTAGGATCTTCAGGCTCTCTTAATCCATTTACGGCTGGATATTCATACAGATTTGATCCGGTGAGATTTAGTGAAAATCCAAACTTAGTAAACAGTTTATTAACACAGCAAACAAATCAAAATTTGCCGACAATTTTAGATTATGAGTTAGCAGATTTACTTAAACAAACTAGAAGAGGTTAAAATGGTTCAAAGAACAACAACAGCTCCTTATCAAGCTAATTATTTAGATCAGGTATTTAGTGAAGCGCAAAGAATGTATGAAGGAGGGCAATTAGCTCCAAATCCTTTTTTGGGTCAAAGAGTTGTTCCTATGTCAGAGCAAAGATCTGATGCTTTACAGATGCAAGAAGATCTTGCTAGAGCTGGCAATCCTTTTACACAACCGCAAACAGGTAGTTTAGTTTCAACTTTAAGGGGTGACTTTCTGTTACCAGAGAGTAATCCATTTTTAAGAGCAACTTTCGACCAAGCGGCGGGAGCGGTCAGCGACGCAGTAGCTAGTCAATTTGCAAGTGGTGGGCGTTATGGCTCAGGTGCTATGGCAAATACTCTTGGAAGAAACCTTAACGAATTGGCAACGAGTATATATGCTCCAGCTTACGAGGCTGAGAGGGATAGAATGTTAGATGCAAATCGGTATGTAGATATAGCAAATCAAATGAGGTTTGATGATGCCGCAAGATTAGCTTTAACTGGTCAAGAACGTGAGAATCAGATGCAGAGAGAGTTAAATCAAAGAATAAATTTATTTAATGAACTACAAGCTCAACCAATTGATGCTTTAGGTAGATATGCAAGTTTGCTTTCGGGTAACTTTGGTGGAACTTCAAAATTAGCAAATGAATTAAGTACAACCGAAAAAGTTCTTTTAGGATTGCAAGCCGCTAGTGGTATCGCAGATTTAGGAAATAGAGGAATGACTATTGGCGGAATAGCTGGAGACATTGCTTCAGGCATTGGAAATTTTGTAAGAATATAGGTATTTAAAATGGGTGAAATCAGAGACTATAATATAAGCGCCGATAGTAACACACAGACACCGCCAGACGGCGCTCCGGAAGGAATGGCACCAAGTACAGTTAACAATACTATGCGCGAGGCTTATGCCAGAATCAAACGTTTTTACAATGACACAAATGGAGCCAACACGACGGCTGGAAGTTCTAATACTTATACCCTAGCGGCTAGTCGTACTGTTGCCAGCTATGCGGCTGGAGACATGTATGTAGCTAAATTTAACCATAGTAATACCGGTAATGCGACTCTGAACGTAGACTCCGTTGGAGCCAAAAGTATCGTTACTCCAAGTTTAAACGAACTTCCTGTCAACAGCATAAGAGCTGGTGGTGTCTACGCAGTAGTGTATGAAGCGTCAGCAGATAAATTTATTCTATTAGATTCGCATCCCTCTGAAAATCAAATCAATCTGAAAAATCCAGATTCAGAGGATACAGCCGGAGGGCGAGAATCGCAGATTGTATTTAAAGGATTACAATCAGGTTCAGAAGAATCAACACTGGGTCGGATACAAGCTAGTCATGAGGGAACAGGTGATGATGAAAAAGGTCAGTTAATATTTTCGACTAACGATGGCAGTGACTCCGATGCTCCCACCGTTGCCCTCACTATTGGCTCAGATCAAACAGTTACTTTTGCTAAAAC